TTATTTAATATTGTTTTAGAAAAGCAACTTATTTTGAAGGGTATTCTTACTCCTGAAGAATTTGAAAACATTCGAAATGATATTCGATATGACTTTATTCAAGACAACTATTTTACTGAATTGAAAGAAGCTGAAATTCTTCGAGAAAGATTAAACACCCTTAGGGATATTGAAGAACAAATTGGTAAGTATTATTCTAAAGAGTGGGTTGTCCGTAATGTTCTTCAAATGTCAGAAGAAAATTACAAAGAAATGCAAGATCAGATTGAAGCGGAAAAAGAAGAAGAAGAACCAGTTGATGACGTTGATGCTGAACCGCCAGAAGATGATGTTGAAGAATAGCAAACCACTAGAATATAAATATTGGGTATAACACTTTAAATAAAACAGGGATCTAATAATGAAACAGTTTAAGGACCTTCTTTCCGAAGTAGCGCAGCCTAAATCAGGTGAAGAACAGCGCTTTAAAGATTTACATAAGGTCGAGCTTATTAAGCACCCGGTCGCTCTCGATTCTCAGTTTACGGGAGAGATTGAAGGCGTTACAAAACAGAAACGAGCTCCAGATCAAGAGGGTGACGCTACTTATGATCCTCAGTATGCTGTTAAAGACGCTCCTTTCAAAATGCCTCGTGACATTGACGAAGATGTTAAAGAAGGACAATTCTGGGGACAAGATAAGATGGCTGACAAGTCTAACGATCTTACTGGCCCAAAGACCCATGTCAAATTGACAAGAACTAAGGGTGGGTTTGAAAGTGCGACTGTACCTAAGAAAGATAAAAAGAAAATTGCACAACTACAAAAAGACGGTTATAAAATAGATCCTACGTTTGCTAAAGAATCTACTGCGCCTAAGTCTAAGCTCACGTTTAAAGGTTTAATTGAAAAGGTAGTTGTTACTGGCGAATATGTAGAAGAAGATTTCGATGAAGATCCCATCAGCGAATCTCCTGAATACGTTTCTGAAGATCCTCAACAAGAAATTCCAATGATGATGCGTCAACTCCACTTCATTGCTTATGCTGCAGATGAGATTATGGAAGATCTTGCTGATGGTGATGATCCTGAAGAGTGGTATCAAAACAAATTAGCTAATACTTTTTCTATGATGAAGAGTCTATATGCTTATTCAGCTGGTAAGTATGCAGCTGATAAGGATGAAGATGATCTTGCTGCTGGTGTTTACGAAGAAACTGAAGTAAAAGAAGCGAGGGCTGGTCGAGTAGGTAAGTCTTTTAGCGCCATGTCAGGTGCAGGTAGTATGGAAAGAGATTACATCGTATATGTCGATGGTGATACTAAGAATCCTGTTGCTAAGTACCCAACCAGTGATGAAGCAAAGAAGAAAAGAGACCAGCTAAAAGCACAAGGTAAAGATGCCGATTACAAAGATGTAAAGCGTCGTTCAACTTTGAAATATCAAGATCAGACTCCCGATCCTCGTGACAAGAAAGAGTCGGTAGAATTTGACTTGAACGAAGCAAAAATCGATGTAGATTATATCGGTAACGACAGTCAAAAAGCATCACACGAAAAAAGATTCAAAGTTAAAATCTCAATACACGGTGATGGTCAAGCATACGTGAGTGGTGAACCAAGAGATGTTTGGAAATTTGCGGTAGATCATTATGGAGATCAAGAAGACGCTGCAGACGTTCACCCTGGTTTAGCTAAATCAGCTGGTTACCAAGTAAAAGAAAGCTTAGAAGAAGCTACCTTTAAGCCTGGTAATCTTAAGCTTAAGAATGGTGACAGTGTTAAAATCCAAATGGCAGATATTAAAGTAATCAATGCTCTTATGAAAGGATTAAATCCTAAAAATCGTAAAGAGATGGAAGCCACTCTTATGAAAGATAAGAAGGGTTTTCAAGAGATTCTTGACTTCGCCAAAGAAGCGATATAATTTAATAAATAATTTCAAATTGCTAAAGGTATAACAATGAAACTAATTACTGAAATTAACGAAAGTTGCGAAGTAATCACAGAAGCCAACGAAGAGTCTGGTAAGAAGAGCTACTTTATCGAAGGCATCTTTATGCAAGGAGATGTTAAGAATCGCAATGGACGTATTTACCCCGCCGAAACACTCGATAAAGAGATGGCTCGGTATCAAAAAGAATTCATTGACCCTAAGCGAGCATTAGGTGAGCTTGGCCATCCTGATGGTCCGGCTATTAACGGAGATCGAGTATCTCACTTGATTACTGGCATGAGGCGTGAAGGCAGTGACTTTTATGGGAAGGCCAAAATCTTAAGTACTCCAATGGGTGAAATCGTCAAGTGTTTGCTTGATGAAGGAGTCAAAATTGGTGTTTCAACTAGAGGTCTAGGATCAGTTAAAGAGAAGAATGGTGTTATGGAAGTTCAAAAGGATTTCCATTTGGCAACAGTCGATATCGTAACCGATCCATCCGCTCCCAATGCTTTCGTTAACGGAATAATGGAAAACAGAGAGTATTACTACGATATCGCATCTGCATCTTGGAGACCTGCTGAAGTTGCACAGGTTATTGAAGAAATTGTAGAAGAAGTCGAAAAGAAAATCACTCGTGTAGTGCGAACAATTGATGAAGAAACGGCAGGAAGAATGTTCCAAGCATTCGTTCGTTCTTTAAGAAGTTAACTTTTTATAAATAGTTTACAGTCTAAACAGATTTTGTATTAAAATACATTCAAAGGAGAATAATTATGGCAGACGGCAAATTTAAAGCTGATGATGGTATTTCAGAAGTACCTCAGCCTGTAACACCGGAAGGTGGCGAGGACAAGAGTCACGAAAAGAAGAAGAAAGAAGATAGCAAAGGCGCAGGAGATTCTGTAAAGACTCCAGGCCAAGACGCTAACCCTAAGCGAGTTCCTACAGCTGAAGATGCGGAAGTAGATTCAGAAGCAGAAATGGTAGAAGAAGTTGTAGAAGTTGAATCTTCTATCTCTGACATCTTTGAAGGTATGGATCTTTCTGAAGACTTTAAAGACAAAATGACTCTCGTATTCGAAGCAGCAGTTAACGAAGAAGTTGCTAAGAAAACAGCATCTCTCAGCGAAGAACTTCAATCTCAACTTGATTCACAGCTCGCAGAGTCTGTTGAAACTCGTATGGGTGAAGTTGTTGAGAATGTCGACAAGTACTTGGACTACGTTGTAGGTGAGTGGATGGAAGAGAATTCAATTGCTATTGAAGCCGGTATCAAGGTTGAAATGGCTGAGTCTCTGATGTCAGGTCTTAAGGATCTATTCAGCGAGCACAACGTCCAAATCGATGAGGAATCTTTCGATGCAGTATCAAGCCTCGAAGCACAGGTTTCTGATCTAGAAGAACAAGGTAACAGTCTTGTAAATGAGAACATTGAGCTTCAACGACAGATTTCAGCTATGAACGCTGCATCAGTTTTTGAAGGAATGACTGAAGGTCTTTCTGAAAATCAGAAAGAGCGTTTTAAGGTCCTTTCTGAAAAGCTTGACGTTCAAGATCTAGAAGATTACTCGAATAACCTACGGGTTATCAAAGAATCATTCTTCGGTGAAGGTATTCCAACTGCTCCTAAGGCAGACGCAATCGAAGAAGAAGAAATTATTCTAGAAGAACAGGAAGTAAATAAACCAGCTTCTGATTACTCTTCTATTAATGCTCTGGTTGAAGCTTTCAACACGAAAAAGAATAATTAATAAAATTGGTTTGTATTAATAACTCAACACGTTAATCTAATAAGGAGATCCAAAAATGGATAACTATCAAAGACTAGTGGAAAAGTGGGAGCCAATTTTAGGTCACGATTCTTTTTCACCAATCACTGACAAGCATAAGAGAGCAGTAACTGCTACTATTCTTGAGAACACAGAAAAAGCACTTCAACAGGAAGGTGACTTGTCAGCTAACATGACAAGCCTTCTTTCAGAAGCATCACCAACTAACGCTGCTGGCGCTGACGGCTTCTCTGGTCTAGCTACTGCTGCTGGTCCAACTGCTGGTTACGATCCTGTACTGATTTCATTGGTACGTCGTGCAGTTCCAAACATGATTGCTTATGACATCTGTGGTGTTCAGCCAATGACTGGACCAACTGGCCTTATCTTCGCAATGCGCGCTCGATATGACAGCCAAGCTGGTGCAGAAGCATTCTACAACGAAGCTGATACTGGCCACGCTGGTACAGGCACTCACGCACAAACACTTCCACACGCGTCACCTACTACAGGTACTGGTCTGGATACCGGAGCTGCTGAAGCTCTTGGTGATGGTGTTGGCGCTGGATACGCAGAAATGGCCTTCTCTATCGAGAAAGTAACTGTTTCAGCTAAGACACGCGCTCTGAAGGCTGAGTACACTACTGAATTGGCTCAAGACCTCCGTGCAGTTCACGGCCTTGACGCTGAGTCAGAGTTGGCTAACATCCTTCAGTCTGAGATCCTGACTGAAATCAACCGTGAAGTAGTTCGTACTATCTACTTGACTGCTGAAGCTGGTGCAGCTAGTGCAGCTACTCCAGGAACTTTTGACCTCGACGTTGATGCTAACGGCCGTTGGTCAGTAGAGAAGTTCAAGGGTTTGATGTTCCAAATCGAGCAAGAAGCTAACGCAATTGCAAAGGGAACTCGTCGTGGTAAAGGTAACATCGTTATTTGTTCTTCAGACGTAGCTTCTGCATTGCAAATGGCTGGTGTTCTTGACTACGCTCCTGCTCTCAACTCTAACACTTTGGATGTTGATGATACTGGTAACACCTTCGCTGGTGTACTCAACGGTCGCTTCCGCGTTTACGTTGATCCATTCGCCGGTTCTAACTACTTAGTTGTTGGATACAAGGGTTCTTCTGCATTCGACGCAGGTCTCTTCTACTGCCCATACGTACCGCTCCAAATGGTTCGTGCAGTTGGCGAGAACAGCTTCCAGCCAAAAATCGGGTTCAAGACTCGTTACGGCATGGTTGCTAACCCATTCGCTGAAGGTCACGTTGCTTCTGGTAACTCAGCAGCACTCGGTCGGCTT